GCTAGGACTATGGATGTACCTTTCCGTTTCTTGCCCTGCTTGGTTGCTGGACTCGCCTACTATCTTGCACTTAAGGTAGAAAATGGCGCTCAGCGCTTGGATGTTCTAAAGGCTCAATACGATGAAGCTTGGCAGTTAGCGGCTGGCGAAGATCAGGAACACGCTTCTTTACGGTTTGTACCGAGGCAAATGTTTATTGGAAGTGGTACGTAAATGGGCAATAGGTTTGCTTCGGGGAAAAACAGTATCGCCATGTGCGATCGCTGTGGCTTCCAATACAAACTAACAGCGCTTCGTAAAGAGATTCAAAAGACTAAGATTTATAATTTGCTTGTGTGCCCTCAGTGTTGGGATCCCGATCAGCCGCAGTTGTTGCTAGGCATGTACCCAGTTGATGACCCACAAGCTGTACGCAATCCGCGTAATGATTCGACTTACTACACAGCCGGTACGAATGGGTTGCAGACAGTTAACTCGACTAGCAATGCTCCTGATGCTGCTGGTTACGTTACAGGTGGTTCTCGGGATATTCAGTGGGGCTGGGCCCCCGTTGGTGGTTCGAGTAATTTTGATGCGCCTTTAACACCAAATTACTTGGTGGCAACGGCATATGTTGGTACAGTTACGGTAACAGTTACTTAGGAGATTAAAATGGGATTTAAAAAAGCAGCAGATGGCGTTACAAAAACGGGCAAAACTAAGGGTACAAACCTTGGTGATAGCGGCCCTTCCGTTGGTATTGAAAGCGGTGCCAAGGGCGGTAAAAAATCTTCCGGCGTGACCAGCGAAGCGATGATGAAAGTCGGTCGCAATTTGGCGCGTGTGGCTAACCAAATGAAAGGTTAATCATGGCTAAATTTAGTAAAAAAATTATGGGTAAAGAAGTTGGCGACGCCGCTACTTATGCTGCACCGCACAAAATGAATGGCAAGCCTCTGGTAATGTCAACTAACCCCGGCAAGGACTCCAGCATTAGTAGCCTTAGCACCATGAAAATGAGTGTTGGTAACTACAACAACGGTCAAAATGAGACTAAGACGTCTGGTATTGTCACCCGTGGTAACGGCGCGGCAACCAAAGGCATTACAGCCAGAGGCCCAATGGCATGACATACACCGAGTTAAAAGCTGCTATTCAAGCCTACACGGAGAACACGGAGACAAGCTTCGTGGCGGAGATTCCTGTCTTCGTGACTCAGGCTGAGCAGCGTATTTATAACTCGGTGCAGTTTCCGTCTATCCGTAAAAATGTAACGGGCGTGACCACAGCAAGTAATAAGTATTTACAGTGCCCCTTAGATTTCTTGGCGGTGTACTCTATGGCGGTCATTGATGCTGATGGTAACTATGAGTACTTGTTAAACAAAGATGTTAACTTTATTCGGCAAGCGTACCCGCAGCCAACAGACACGGCTATCCCAAGGTATTACGCTTTATTTGGCCCTGCTGTATCCGGCAGTACTATTTCAGATGAGTTAACGTTTATTCTTGGCCCTACACCGGACACAACGTATAACGTTGAGTTGCATTATTACTACTACCCCGAATCAATTACGGTAGCAGCAGATGGTAAAACATGGCTAGGCGATAACTTTGATACCGTGCTTTTGTATGGCTCTTTGGTAGAAGCTTACACCTACATGAAGGGTGAGGCCGACATGATGGGTTTGTATAACGGCAAGTATCAAGAAGCACTTGCACTTGCAAAACGTTTGGGCGATGGTATGGAGCGTCAAGACGCTTATCGTTCTGGTCAGTTCCGTCAGAAGGTAACTTAATATGGCGATTGTCCAGACCCAAACCACCAGCTTTAAGGCGCAGTTATATCAAGGTATTCATGACTTGACGACTGACGTTATTAAGATTGCTTTGTACACAGCCAATGCGGATTTAAATGCCGACACAACTGTGTACAGCACGACTAATGAAGTAGCTAATACAGGCACGTATTCGCAAGGTGGTTCACCGCTAACACCTATTACAGTCAGCACTTCTGGCTATACGGCTTATGTTAGTTTTCCTAATGTTGCTTGGACAGGCGCTATCACTGCAAGATGCGCGTTAATCTACAACTACACTAAAGGCAGCAAAGCAATTGCCGTGTTAGATTTTGGGTCTGACAAAACTTCTACAACCGCATTTACAATCACCATGCCGACCAACGGCCCAACCACCTCACTAATCCGTTCTTCCAACTAGGAGTTAATATGACTTTAGATAAAATTTCAGCCGCAGATAAATGCGAAGCATCTTGCAGCTACAACACAACCCCCTCTGATACGGCGACCATTGAAGGCCGTTACGTTGCCGTTTGCTATGACAAAGATGGTAACGTAAAGTGGGAAGACGCTATCGAGAACTTGGTCACAACCGTGGGCAAGAACCTGACTTTGGACACCATCCTTGGTAACTCAGCCGCTGGCGCAGTGGTTATGGGCCTCAAAGGTACAGGTACAGCCGTGGTTGCCGACACGCAAGCATCTCACGCATCTTGGTTAGAAGTTGGTTTGGCCAATGCACCTACTTACTCTGGCAACCGTAAGACCCCCACATTTAGTGCTGCGGCTTTTGTATCCGGTACAACTTGCACAAAATCTACTTCTGCGGCTTCAACATTTGCTATCACCTCAACAGGTACTGTGGCAGGTTGTTTTATTAACATTGGTGGTTCTGCAACAATCGACAACACCACAGGAACCTTGTTCTCTGCCGGTGACTTTAGTAGCTCTAAAGCAGTTGTTTCAGGTGACACTATTGCGGTTTCGTACTCTTGCTCGCTGACCTAAAATGGCTAAAGCATGGGGTGACGGCGCTTGGGGTGATTCTGGCTGGGGAGGCATAACCGCCTTTGCCGACAGCGTTTCCGAGTCCGTTGCCACAGCTTCATCTGAAGTACCCAGCACCACATTTCCTGTCAACCGCGCAGAGTCAATTACTACGCTTAACGCTTGGGGTGAAGGGGCTTGGGGGGATTTAAGCTGGGGCGGGCTTGGTGCAATATCCGATTCTCAGACGGTTCAAGCCACTTTTGCCTTTGCCGTTACTGATACGGCGGTTATTAGCGAGACAAACGATTCAGGCACGGCATACACAGCCAACGTAAGTGATACGTCAGCCACGGCTACAACAGAAACGGTAGCAGCCACTTTTGCGCAATCGGTCAGTGAGTCAGCGGCTACGGCGACAGCGGAGTTTATAGCGGCAATTTTTGCAAGAACTGTAGATGAGACAACGGTTACCTCGACAGAGCAGTTAGTTGGGTCGTTTTTTAATGCCGCAGTCGATGAAACTACGGTAAGCTCTACGTTAGAAACAGCCGCTACGGATTATTTTGGGCTTGTTGTAAATGAGACAACGGCAACCTCGACAGTCGAGATAGGCGCGGCGACATTTGCCAAGTTCTTGGATGAGTTAATTGGGACGGTTACGTCTGTAGAAACAGCGGGTACAGCTTACAAGCCGACTGTGACAGATACAATGGCTATTACTTCAAGTGAATCAATAAGAAAAACTTGGGAATTAATTGATGACACGCAAGACGCAAACTGGCAAAATATCAACACCGTGTAGCCAAGCGCTACATACAGACAGGAGCATTTAAATGGCAGCTACAACGACTCTCTTGGGCTTAGTCACCCCCACACAGGGCACGCTCTCAGGTACATGGGGCGATACAGTCAACTACGGTATTTCTGACTACGTAGACATTGCTATCGCAGGCACATTATCTTTTGCAGGTGATGGCGCTATTACTTTGGCAAACACCACCGGCAGTGCATCAGGCAACGGAATAACTTCTACCACTGCGCAGTACATGGTGATTCGTATCACCGGCACACAAACTGTTACCAAAGTCATCACAGGCCCCAGCTACAGCAAACTGTACATGGTGGATCACGCAGGCGCTACTAGTGCAGTGACATTTAAAGCCGCTGGCCAGACAGGTGTTTCAATCGCTGTAGGTGAAAAAGCTTTTGTGTACTACAACGGCACTGACTACGTCAAAATAGCTACCAGCACGGGTACAGGATCAGTTACCGCAGTATCTGTTGCAACAGCTAATGGCCTTGCAGGTACAAGTTCAGGCGGTGCGACCCCAGCTTTGACGTTATCTACAACAATCACAGGTGTTTTAAAAGGTAACGCTACGGCAATTTCTGCCGCGACTGCTGGTACTGATTATGTAGCCCCCGGCGGCGCATTGGGAACTCCTTCAAGCGGCACTTTAACAAACGCCACAGGTCTACCAATTAGCACTGGCGTGTCAGGTTTAGGCACTAATGTAGCTACTTTTTTGGCTACGCCTTCATCCGCTAACTTGGCAGCGGCTTTGACTGACGAAACAGGAACCGGCGCAAATGTTTTTGCCACATCCCCCACACTTGTAACTCCCGTACTTGGCACGCCTTCGAGTGGGACATTGTCTAGTTGTACAGTAGACGGCACAAATTCCGTTGGTTTTTTAAACATCCCGCAGAACGCTCAGTCTGGCAGTTACACAATGGTGCTGGCTGATGCTGGCAAGCACATCTATCACGCTTCTGGTGATGGCGCGGCAACGTACACAATCCCTGCGGCTTCTTCTGTTGCGTACCCACTGGGCACAGCAATCACGTTTGTCAACTTGTCTGCAACTTCAGTAAGTATCGCAATCACCACTGACACAATGTATCTTTCAAGTGCTGGCACGACGGGCACTCGTACATTGGCGCAGTACGGTTCTGCAACGGCTATTAAAGTTTCAGGCGTTTCTTCTTCAGGAATTTGGGTCATTTCAGGGAGCGGACTAACATGAGCGGCGCACTACAAGCTATATTTCAAAACCAACGATCTTTTGTTGCGGCCCCCGGCCAAAACCAATATACCGCATGCGGCTCATACAGTTGGGTAGCCCCTACGGGTATTACTAAAGTTTCCATTGTTACTATTGGCAAAGGTGGTTGTGGTGGCAACGGATACAGAGGCGCGGGGCTTGGCGGTGGCGGTGGCGGTGGCGGTAGTCTAGCGTATA